GGCAGTCCAACATTCATAGTAGGTGGATAAATGAGCGGTTCTAACACATGTTCGGGGATCAGTCCCTCTAATGCTAATTTTACACCTGGTGGCACGACTGGAAATGTTGAGATACCCAATGGTAATGCGCCTAAACAAGATTTAATCAACGGCATTGATACGGCGGTTGGGACCTTGGGGCCCGGGTGGAAAGCCAGGATTACACCCCATGGTGGGCAAGATGAGCGAGCCAGTGGTACACAAAACCATCCCAATGGTGATGCAGCAGATATACAATTATTCTATAATGGCAAGCTCACTACTCCTCTGACTAATCCCAACGAGTATCAACGGGTAGCAAGAGCATTCACTGCTTACAATAGCAGTCGTGGAATAGCAGTTGGCCTTGGTGGATATGATAGCTTCATGCATCTTGATCAATCGGGCTGGCGACAGGGAATAGGACAGAAAGCCTTTCCTTGGGGATCGAGCGGAAGCCGAGATACTGCGCCTGGTTGGTTAGCATCGGGAGCCGTACAAGGCATGGCTGATGCTGAATCAGGGTTAGTTCCTATTATTGACCCTACCCTGATCTCAGATGGAACCAGCGGTACTCCTAGTTCGCCGGGTGATCCCGAACGGCCGATCGACGAAAGAGCCAAGACAGCTAACACAAATTGTACCCCGCCGGGTGGAACTGGCGGAGGCGGAGGATGTAGTCCAGTCGGCGCAGGCGTCTTAGGAGCGTTTGCTAGTCTAGCTGGTGCTGCTGGATTAGCTATCCCTCCCGCGTTCACTACCGCGGTCAATTTGATCAATGGTGGTACAGCTGGTTTAGTTTCACAAGGATTAAATTCAGTGACAGGTGGATTAGCTGGCGGTATTGGCAGCATAGTGAGTTCAACTGTGGGTCGAGATGTATTGAATACGATAGCTCCAGGGATAGGCCAAGCTGTGGCTGCGCTAGGCCATGGATCTCCTATATCAGGATTACTAGGTTCAATCAGTCCCGCTATCAGCCAAGCACTGGGAGTAAACATACCTTTCATCGGTCAAGCTGTTAGCGGAGTAGCTAACCAGATTCTGGGACACATACCAAGTTTCACAGCAGCGTTCAATTTAGCACAAGGCGCCGCTGGCGCTGCTATCGGATTAGGTCGGGCAGTGGACCAAAGTGTAAACAAGTTATTTGGCACATCGGCTGTTAATCTAGTGTTAAACGCAGCAGCTATAAGTGCTGGCACATCAACGACCTTGTTGGGCGGTTACCACAACATGGACATCAGAGAGATGGGCGGTTCTAAGGTCAAGACCTTGATCGGACCATTGTCAGAAACCCTTCCGGTGTTGGTCAATGACGAACCAATGGCTCCTTTTGCGAGCATACATCGAAACTACAATGCGATGATCACGCAAGGCTTTGGATCGATAACCAATGACTTAAATGCATTAGGAAGCGACCTCAGTGAGCTAGGCTACCTAGCAGACATGACTGATCTATTCCGAATCGGTACAGCAGGACAGATTTGCAGCCAGATAATCATGGTAGGTGTTGGTTATGAAACAGGTGTTTTGCAGGCCATACATCAGATCGGCCTCACTGTGCGAGACATCAACACTTTTGAAAGCGATGACATTGCCTATGATATACTGAGCGCTATCACAGATGAAGCTGCGATAGATTCTGCATTGATAGCCCTGGAAATAAACAGGGAATATAGGCTGTCTAATCTAGGTGAACTATGTGATCCTGCGATACTATTCCCCCGCAGTGCTGAATCCAACGAGTTCCTTGATCTAAACGAGATCGCCCCACAGCTTGCGATGTGCGGAATAGGCAATGTGCAGTCTCTTGCTGAACTAGGACGATTGTTCGTTAGCATGGAAACGCTCTATGATGCAACTGAATTGAATGCGTTGGAGCTGCCCACATCTCTAGAAGAACTGGATAGCATACAAGGCAAGCTATCACCAGTCAGTGGATACAGCGGCAATGGCGATCTGACCGTTGCTGATTTCTTGGGAACAGCAGCAGGCTACACACATACCAAGACATTGACTGAAATAACAACCAAGCAAGAATCGCTGTGGAACAGCACTGTAACTGATGATCTCAAAGATCTGTTAGTGCTGTTGCAAGACACTCTCGACGGCGCTTACACTTCCGTTTCTGACATAATCGTTCCTAGCACAGGCGGGTATGCTTTTGGAACCTATTATTATCTCGACGATGCTGTGACTGATATCAATGATGCGATAGTCACGGAGATGGATGTAGTTAACACCAATGCTACTGATGATGATGCGATCGCCCTTTATGATATACAAAACTATCACAACGAGTCGGTAGGACAGCTTTACAAGGAACAATACCTCAGGCAGCAGTACGGCATAGCTATCGGCACTGACAATAAATCAGTTGAGAATTTCAATGGGGACGGATCCACGTTAGTGTTCACAGTGGTTGGAAGTTTCCAATCAGCCACTACCGTTGACGTCTACATCGACGGTGTTTATCAATTCAAGTCTGAGTTTACCGTAAGCACTACCGCAAATTCAGTGACATTTGGCACAGCACCTGGCAGCGGTTCCTTGATCGAAATCATCTATGACAACGGTAACATACGATTAACAGCCAGCACTAGCGATCTGTGGAACTTTGCCACAGCACTCGAGGATCATGGCAAGAAGACTGGGTTTGGTCGCGAGTCTGATTTCATCAATAGGATCGTGACAGATGATTATCATGGTCAACGGATCAAGGCTGTGATGATACAGAGCCGCAACAAAGATAGAGCAGAATCATTTGGTATAACTTGCACAGGCGAAAACCGTTTGCTCAGCGAATTCAGCAACACCCGACCAAATGGACTACAACCATTTGCTGAACGCACAGGTATATGGAGCGGTGATCCAGGGAGAGCAGCTGACATATATCTACAGCTACAGGATCCAGAAGCTATCACACGCGATGCATACTACGAGCGCCGATTGCAGCGTATGCGTTCATTGTTGCTAGACAACAAGGAAAGATCTCTGCGAGACATATTAGACAGCTTGATGTTTGTCGCTGACGACACGATCGTGTTAACTGATGTAGGTGTGTTAGCATACGACACGGTAGATCCCATCTTAGGGATATACAATCTAAATCTGTTCACAGTCGAGCCTAACAAGGAAGGATTCGTGCTAGGTCCTGCGGTTGAGCTAATCACAGCATTCCTAGAAGAAGAAAAGCTGCATGACATGCAGACGGAATACAACACTTATCCTTCGGATGCTACCAAAGCATATCTCACTCAGATCGGTATCGACATAAAGAAACTAGTAGCGGTGTTGCAGATGACCATGATATCTGAGATAGCTAACACGTTTGGATTGCTAATGGGTGATACCAAAGACATATTTGGAATGCCTAGTGTGAGCAGGACGATATTGGCTAATCTCAGCAAAGTTGATTGACAACAGACATACATATGCTAATATGGATTTATGGAATTATTTGAATTATTTGACTTAGACCAATTTAGACTTGATTACCAACGGATTTATAATCTGTTGAATTCTCAGTACAAAGATTATGAGTCATATCGTAGCATGATGATCATGCGAGAAAATTGGGAAAAATTAGCCAAGAGATTGATGTTTGAGGAAGTGGTCTGCAGGCAAAAACGCAAACTCACCAATCAATATCAAAAACTCCATAAAGAGTTTAAGATCTGTCAGGAAGAATTAGAACAATCATTGACTATGTACAGTTTGTTAAACATGTGAAGTTCATAAATAGGTCAATGACAGACATTGAAATCAAAGAAGCCAACAGATTGTTTTGGATCATCAAAGGACATCTGATCCCAGATTCGTGGTCCGACTCAGAGATAGCAAGCATATCAGAAAGCTACTTCCGCAGGATATGGGGTAATCATGAAGCTTGCTACAGGGAAGAAGGATTCGAGTCTGCTTGGCAATCTAAGATTGACTGCACTGCAAACTGAGCTTATAAATAATATGCTGATGTCGTTGACATCTAGTAGAATAGGCAAACTGGACGGGGGTTCGAAACCCCCCACCTCCACCATAAGGAAGTTATATATGATATATGTGAGAGACGAAGGTCAAAAGATGAAAAATGGGATAAATTTTTATCCATTGTCTTCAAACCACGTTGGTTTTGTAATTAGGTTGAATAACAATGCATTATTTGTTAGATATTCAAAACTAATTAAACAGACTAAAATGCACATAGTTTCTTTTTGATGGGGGCGAAATAGGATCGACTGGTGTAGTAAAGATAAGATCGAGACAGAAGCAAAAAAACTAAATGCAAGAACTGCATCTAATGACAACGTTCCTTATTCCGCAATGAAAATTGCTGCTTAAGAATTGAGTCTGGGGTATGAGCTCCACCCTATCAAACAACGGGCTCACTTAATATTTGGAGTGAATATGATATATGGGTTGTATAAACTTTTTGAGGAAATGATGGCATTTACATTGAATAGGAACCCTCCTAACGAAGAAAATAAAGAACAAGAACAACCCGAACCTAATGTTAGTTTGTTCTCGAAGATTGCCAATAAGAAAGAGGCTGTCAATCATCCTGAACACTACGGCGGCAAGGAAAATCCTTATGAAGCAATCAAAGTGATAAGGGCTTGGGAATTGGGATTCTCGCTAGGAAATACGGTCAAATATATTGCTCGTGCAGGAAAGAAGGATCCTTCGAAGAGGATCGAAGATCTGCATAAAGCGATGTGGTATCTACAAGAAGAGATCAATAGCGAATACGAAAAGATCGCTAAGTGAACTGACACAACAAACACACAACAGGAGACTATAACATGACTAAGACACCATACGAGATCCGCCTCGATCTATTGAATTTTGCACAGAGCCAACTCACAGGTCAGTATTACGCTGATCTAGAACGTGCTCGTGAGATTCAAGATCAAGCAGAGCGTGAGACGATGATCTCAAGACTAGGATATCCAACTAAATCTGAAATCTTGCTATTAGCAGAAGATCTCAAGAGTTTCGTTGATAATAAGTAATAGATTAGAGGAACTCAATGCAGTTAAATAACATCAAGACATCATCAGATTTTGTGAAAGAGATAACACAGCTAGTATCAGATAAGAAGATCGGATTCTTTGATGCTGTCATCTATTATTGCGAGACACACAATATCGAAGTAGAAACTGCGGCTTCGATGATCAAGCAAAGCACTCTATTGAAATCTAAGATCCAATATGAGGCTGAAGAACTCAATCTGATGAGAAAGACAGCACGACTGCCGATTTAATTACGTTAGTACGTCTTGTTATCCAAGCTTTTTTTGCTGATTCTATGCCTCTCGGAATACCTTTACGTCCCATGAGAGCTCTAGCTTCTGGTGATGGATTATAGTTAGGTCTTTTATACCCAGATTTTCTTGGATTTTTTTGAGGGCCTCTTGGACCTTTTTCAACTCTAAGTTTTTCTCTTATATGTTCTGGTTTAGGTCCAAATTTACGCCCTTTATTAGTAGATCCTCCCTGACCTTCTTCTAAAGTTAAATTAGCCCATTCGTTTGATTTAACTATATTCCATAATTTAGAATAAAAAATTGCAGTATTTTTAAATACTTCTTTATCTTTAGTTTGAAATATTATTTCAGTTGAAATACTATAACCATGTTCTTTTAAATGACGTTGCCAATATTTACCTGAGCCGTTATAATTGTATGGGTTATGAGTAGTTTTACCGAGGTATTTTAACCCGGTCAAATTATGTGTTTTTACATATAAATAGATCATGCTGTGTCTCCTATTGACATAGAGTAGTTGGGACTCCACTCCGTGAACTACATTCTATTTATATTTTTTTAAATGGAGAAATACAATTACACCATTTGAAGCATACAAATTATATACCGCTATCAAGAATCATTTCACGACTGAGTCATATGATTACTTCAAATATCACGGCAAAGTCAACGCATCTGAACATACGTTCGAGACACGTAAAGACAAGTACATGTTCTATAAGCTGTCAAAGCATGAAGATCCTTTGACGTTCCTTGTCGCAAACTTCTCTGAAAATAGCAAGCTATGGGTCGGAGATATGTTTGACACTAACAAAGAATACGTGTATAATGATTATCTAAGACGTAAGCAGTCACTGACTTATATCTTTAATAATGATATCGATAATCTATTAGAAGATTTCGATGATAACTTCAAAGTAGAAGAAGGTGATTATCCTCATCTACTTAAACTTCTTAATCGCAAGAAGATATCTAAAGAGACATTCATCATCATCAATGATTGTGTTCGATTCTTTAGCTCTTGGAATAAGAAGATCACTGATCCAGTCCTATGGCCAAAGATCGCCATGAACTGCAAGAAATTTAGACCTTTCATTGGATATGAAAAGGATAAATACTGTGATATCTTGAGAAAGCGTTTTTCTTGATATATCATAAATCGTAATAAATCATACATCGTCATACAACGGAGAATATAAATGTCTGTAATTAACTTTGAAGCAATGAAGCAGAATCGCAAGTCAAACTTTGACAAGCTCACTGCAGAACTCAACAAACTGAGCCAGAATACGTCTCAGGAAGGCAATCGTCAAGACGACGAAAGGTTTTGGAAACCAGACGTCGATAAGGCAGGGAATGGTTATGCGGTCATCCGTTTTCTTCCCGCGCCAGTCGGAGAAGATGTGCCTTTCGTTCGCATTTGGGACCATGGGTTCCAGGGTGCTGGTGGTTGGTATATCGAACGGAGCTTGACTACGCTCGGTCAAGCAGATCCTGTATCTGAGTACAACACGAAGCTCTGGAATTCTGGGATCGAAGCGAATAAGACAATCGTCCGGGCACAGAAGCGTCGTCTTAGCTATTACTCAAACATCATGGTCATCAAGGATCCTACTCGTCCTGAGAATGATGGAAAGGTATTCTTGTTCAAGTACGGCAAGAAGATCTTCGACAAGTTGAACGAAGCGATGCATCCTCAGTTCGCTGATGATGTGAAGATCAACCCATTTGACTTCTGGGAAGGTGCTAACTTCAAGTTGAAGATCCGTCAGGTAGAAGGTTATCGTAACTATGATAAGTCAGAGTTTGATAAGCCATCTGTCCTGCTCGA